CTCCTGCTGTACTACCTCCTACTCCATATGCTCCACCACCACCACCTCCTGCATAAACAGTGGCTACTCCACTTATACCTATTTCTTCTCCTTGACCTCCATCTCCTGCTGTACCAGAAGCTCCATTTTCTCCTGCATTTCCTGCACCACCACCACCACCTCCACCATTTCCAGAGCCACCATCAGCTCCTCCATTATTACCTTCTGATGGAGTAAAACTTCCTGCATTACCAGACCCTCCTGCACTACCACCAGTAGCACCTCCACCACCTGAGCCACCTGGATTTCCTGTGTCTCCACCAAGTTGACCTGCACCACCACCACCACCTCCATTAGAAGTTATAGTAGAAAATACAGAATCATCACCATCTCCCCCAGTAGTACTATCATCTCCTGCTGTACCACCACCTCCTACAGTTACAGTATAATCTGTTCCTGCTGTTACACTTAAAACACCTGTTCGATAGCCTCCTGCACCACCACCACCACCGATACCACCACCTGCTCCTGCTCCTCCTGCAACTACAAGATAATCAACACTTGTAACACCAGTAGGGCAAGTCCATGTAGAATTAGTACCTGTAAAAGTTTGTATTACTACAAATCCACCTGCATCTGCAACAGCAGTAGAAAAGTTAGAAAATAATAATTGATGTATTCCAGTCATTATGAAATATTCCCAGTAAGTACAGCTAAGTTTGCTGTATAACTAAACATAATACTTGCGACTCCATTTGCATCTAGTGTATGCAAAGCAGTTGCTGCTAAATCTCCTGCCTTAACTGCGTTTACAGCAGTACAAGCTAATGATGCTGTACATCCATTTACTGATATAATTGATACAATATCACCGACTGCAAATACACTTGTTGGCACAGTTATTATAACATTAGCTGAATTTATTGTAACTTGATTACCTGCATCTCCTATTGCTAAAGTATAATTACCCGATACTTTAGTGCTTAAAGGTATGTCTCTTAAATCACCATCTTGATCTGATACTGTAGAACCTCCTGTTATAGTACCACCTACTCCTACATTACCTGTAAGATTAGCACTAGCATTTGCTGTAAGAACTCCTCCTACAACAATACTATCTGCCGTGGCATTACCAAGATTAACATTACCTGCTAATCCTGCACTACCTGTTACATTTAATAGACCTCCTACATTTAAAGCAGCTTCTGCACTAACAGTGCTAGTAATTTTAAATGTGCCTCCTACTTCAGCATTTCCTAATACGGATAAATCAGTTCCTACATTTACTACACCTGCAGCACTAACACTAACGGCAGCATCTAATGTTTTATTAGTTAACGTAGCTGTGCCTACTTCAGACACTAATGTAGAGTTAGCACCTTTAGGTAACAACATAGTATTTGTTACCCCTGCTGAATGTTCTTGTGATTTTATTGTTTGACCATGAGAGTTACTTCTACAATTAAGTTTAAGTTCAGCATCTGTAGACCCACCACCTTTTATTTCTACAATTTGTGTAGTGGGATCAATTACTATATTTCCTACTTCATTATTTATTTCTCCTTCAACTCCAAGAGTAGAAGATACAGATACAGCACCTTTAACATTTAAGGTTCCTTGTGCTGAAGTATTACCTTGTATATGAAATGTACCACCAACCGAAGCGTTGCCTACTACACCTAAATTACCCGTACTGTTTGCTGTAACAAAGTTAAAGTTCCCAGTTGTAGAGGCTGTAGCAAAATTAAACTCTCCGGTTATATTTAAGTCCCCGGCTGCGTCTAATATAACTGCTTTTTCTGCTACATAAGTAGCAAATACTTCTTTTGAACCTGCTTGAAAGTCAACTCTATGGACAGTTGATGCAGAAGTATGACTAGAACTAAATACAGTTGTTCTTTCTAAAACATTAGCTGAGACTGTGCCTAAACCTACCTCAAATGCTGATCCATCTGATGCGGCATAATAACAAGTATTAGAACTGCCCACACCAGCAGAAAAAGATGTAAACCCTAAGGAGGCTCCACCTAAAGTAAAATTAGCTGATCCAGTTGTTGTTGATAATTCTTTTACTCTATCTGCTTGAATAAGAGCCATTTTATTCTCCTATTAAGCTAGTCTGATTATCGCATTACTAGCATCTGCTGTTGGGAAAACAATAGCGAAAGTTCCAGATGATGAGGTTTTATCAGAACCAAAATCTAAAACTACCACCGCTTTATTACTTTGTGAAGAATTATAAATTAAAGCCCCACGAGCTGTAATAGAAGATGATGTCCAAGAGATATCAGCAAAATCTGTAAAAGCAGTTGTGCCACTGGTCGTAGGGGTTGTAGCAGTTAGTGTTTTACCACCACTATCATATCCGGTACCTGACGTTTCGTTACCAGTAGAAAATGCAGTTGTGTCTGCACCTAAAGAAGCAGAACTTGTAAACAATGCTACTTTAAATGTATTGCCTGATGAGTTTGTAAAATTATGTGTACCTACTAAAAGTTCTTGTTTAAAGCTAGTACACATAGCTTGTGAGATTGCCATTTCAAATTCTCCTTAAAATATTTGCTACATCATCATGTCCACCATTAACGCAAACTGCAATACATCTATTACGTTCTTCTGCTACGGCTTGTTCCATGTGACTTTGTATAACATCTTTTAATTGTTCCTTAAAATGCTTAGCCTGTTCTTTAATAGCAGGTGGAGCAGAATCAGCAACAGATATAATTTTAAACGTACATATCTCAGCGTAATCTTCTACACTCAAACCACCATTCATGCTAGTTCGTACCATGGGGTTTTTTATATCCCCTGTTTTCATGCTAAACATATTTTACTCCACTTTTAATCTAACTTGATGACTTCTAAACGTATCCTGCCTATTCTTACCTTCACTTAAAACTTTAAGTCCTGATAACGCCTCATTATATCTTTGTGTGTATGCAGCAAAAACATCTGCTTCTCCCTTCATAAACATTTGAGCCTCTAATAACGCTCCATATAATAAAGCAGAATCGTAGTTGGTACCCAACCATGTTGTAGTTGCTGTCACTATTGATTCCGGATAGAAGAAATAATATAACTCAACTTCATACGCTGCATCAGGAGTAGGTCCAACTATAAATGAAGTATCGTTAAATAAAGCGTAATGTGTTGGTTTACCTGAGGTTGATGGGTTAGGAAAAGATTCCCTAATAAAGTTAACATCCTTATTTAATAAATAACTATATCTACCAGTAGTAGGATCAATTACAGCTAGAGAAAAATTAGCTAACCAATCTGTAGGTACTGCTAAAAATTTATTATTTAAAGTAAAATTACCTGTAACACTTTTTCTTAAGTCTAGTATTTGTACAGAATTATATATTTTTTGCTCTGCTAAACTAATAAACCTATTTATTTGTTCTGTGCTAGTTAAATCAACTGACGAACCAGTAGAGTCAGTAAAAGACGTTGTGGGAAAATCATTCTCACAATACCCTTTAATTGTTTCATAGAGTTCGGAGTAATTCACTAAGCTAACCTTTTAGAAGAGTTAGTGCCTTTTGTAGCGGCTCCTGTACCTCTTGTTTTAACAGTTTGTGTTTTTGGTATATCGTTAGGATACCCATCAACATTAGGTGTAGGAACTTGTGTTGGTTGTTTAGATGGCATTGTAATTTTCATAAAATTCCCTAAGTAATAGTAACTGTGACTGTTCCGACAACTCCAGAACCTAATAGTTTGTTATCTGTGTCTAGATTGTATAAATTGCTAAACCCGACAGGATTATACCCAAATTGATAATCTCTAGATTCCGATTCTGCAAATCTAGTTGGGTCAGGTCTTGGATTTCTCAAAGCCTGTGGATCATCTACAGGATATAAACCTAATCTTAACTGTGGATGATCCTTCTCATAACAAGTAGGACACACTAATATATTAATCCTATTTCCCTTAATAACAAGGGCTTTCAGTTGTTTTAGCTTATACCGAAACCCACATCTATCGCACTCAGCAATTGCGTGTTTTCCAGAAGCAAAACGATTAGACATTTATCCCCCTAAATAAAATTCTCTAGGAACAAATCTAATAGCCGCTTTCTCTCTATCCTCTCCAGAGGCAAAAGACCATTGTTCCTCGTAAGCAAGTTTTAACATATCTATCCTAGTTACAGCATCTGGTATTTTTAAAGATAGATAGTATGCAAGACCAGCAACCATACATGGTATTAATCTAAATGGTATATCTTGAGTATTTACACCATCCCCGGCATCTTGTATTCTTCTCATTCTCCAATACACAAAAGTATAAGTAGTTGAAGAATCAGGTGCAGGAAATAAATGCAGTCTGGGACTTTGTACTTCTGTTGGCGTAGTAGCTCCTGATCTTCTATCTACCCAAACTTGTATAGGTCTACCAGTATTATTTTTATTTGGTATAGCCGCATAAGTAGACACACTTATTCTACTTACGGTTAAATCTTGTTGATTTGCACCAGAGCCTGTTCTTATAACATGGTCTAGTAGGTCAATAGTGTCTATCGGTAAATCATACTCTATGGTACCCGGGGTTAAAGTTACAGACCCCTCTTCAATAGTCCATAAATTAATACCTCGATTAGCCCACTCAATAGTTAATAGATTTAATGATCTTCTGGCTGTAGCTAAATCATATCCTGTTCTTAACTCAGCGCCACAACGAGCATACGCTTCTTCAGCAATATCGTTTAAATTTACATTAAAATTAGTTGTGCCTGATGTAGTAGCCATTTACGCCTTTACACTATTTATATATTTTCTATAAACTCCAGCAGCAGATTTTTTACCCATAACCTTGGCTCTTTGCTCCATAGCTATAGCCGCTTGGATTTTATGAGCTTTTGATCTACCACTACTCTTAATCTTACTAACACTTTTTACTGCATCTTCTTTTGTTGCAAACTTCAGTCCCTTTATTGTACCTTTAGGGTTCTCATCCGTATATAGGTCAGAATGTTTCTTAGACCTTGCGGGTTGTCCTTTTTTTCTTGGTATTCTTGGATTTGACAATGGTTTTGACATTAGTTGGTTTACCTCCCGGATTACCCGCTGCTCTTTTACGTTGAACTGCTGATTTCTTTTGCGCTGTAGTCATGGCTTTAGCTTTAGCCCTTGGCACACATTTAGGATAAGCACGTTTACTATCTTTGGTAGACTTCCTACCACAAGCTTGATACTTACCCTTCTTTTTAGGCGCACCAATATCTACCCAATCTCCCTTAGAACCTTTACCAAACCATTCTTTAAGAGACATTATGAATAGCCCCCACCTCTCTTCTTGTAAGTCTTAACCAACCAAGCATTTGCGTAAGCACTAGGGTACACATCAAATTTACGCTTTGCTTCAGCTTTTACACGAGAGTATAAAGAAGGATTAGTGGGTTTGGAACCAGACTTTTTCTTAGTGGTTTTTTTCTTTTTAATAGCCATTATCTAGCCCTTTTACGTCTAGCCATTCCCCCTACATGACCACCCATACTCATTTTCTTAATAGCGCCACCTTTAGCCATCTTTACAGCACCGCCTTTAGACATCTTTACAGCACCGCCTTTAGACATTTTCTTAATAGCGCCACCTTTAGCCATCTTTACAGCGCCACCCTTAGACATTTTTACAGCTCCGCCTTTAGATTTCATTACAGTACCTCCTTTTGACATAAATCCCATTTTATTTCTAACTTCTGTAGGCAACTTTTTTAAACCTTTATTACCTGCAGGTGCGCTCTTTAATTGTTTATTCATTTGACTCCTCGATATTGTCATGGTTTATACAAATTATTAAAAGTTTCCTCTGGGTCCATATAACTATCGTCTTGCTCTGCACAATGTGTAAACTGTGAGGGTTTAAAATCTGGTGCGCCTTCCCCAGTAACCCATAACGCAGGGCTTGTTACCCTGATTCTATTATTAGGTAACGCTACTACATTCCCTTTCCATTGTCCATCTGTTAGCACCATAACATGACTCTGCTTGTGTTGGGCTGGACAGTCTGCGATTTCGCTTTCGGTGTAGTCCACAGTGAAGAGATATCTCGCTGTGTGAAACTCTCCTGCGATTTTTGCAAGCCATGGACTTGGTTTACATCTTTCGAGAGATATGATTGAGTGCGTGTGTGATGGGCAGTCCCATGGTTGTGCGAGGTGTGTTTCCATCCGTTCTGGAAATTCGTCACCCGGTATGTCTCCAACCAATGCAGTGATGGGCATCCTTGCCCACATTGCTCCACCGTGCGGGTTAGTTTCTCCGTCTGCTTCGCATCCTGTAAAGATGATTTGGAAACTGAGGCAGCGATCTGGCATGGTTGTAACAGCCACTGCCAATCCGTGTATAAACTCCCCGTGATACTTTTGATGCCCATTTGTAAACTCTTTTCTAATCCAAACTTTCGTATAAGGAATATTACTTATAAGGTACGCCATTAAACAAATCTTCCTTTTGTTTTACCTTTCTTAGCTATACCGTCAATTTTATTTTTTGCAGCTTTTCTTACAGAACCGCCTTTAGATTTCACATACCCACCGCCTTTTTTCTTATCTTTTTCAGCCGGTCCACTTTGAGTACCTTTTTTACCTTTTATTTTTTTAGATACATTTTTAGGTTTATCTTTAGTTGCTGCTTTCATTTGTTTAAGGTGATAATCAGGAGCTGACGTATCTCCAGACATTGCCTCATCCATACGTTTTTTATAATTAGGTTCACTTTGAGTAGCCATTATACTAACCTCCCTTTTGTTTTACCTTTTTTAGCTATACCGTCAATGCTTTTCTTTTTTGCAGCTTTTCTTACAGAACCGCCTTTAGATACAACACCACCTTTTCTAAAACCGAACACAGGATTACCACCTTTTTTCTTATCCTCAGTTCTAACATTTGTAGTGCCTTTAACTTTGGAGCTATCTGACGCAGTTGATCTTGAAGGAACCATATTATCTGCATCTGCTCGTTTTGGTGCAGTTGATTTTGCAAAAGGACTTATATTAGGTCTATCTGACCTGCTGTCTTTAGTAATTGTAGGTTTTTTATTTTCAGTTTTAGGAGGAACTGGGTCTTTTCTGCGTGTTAATGCTTTCTCTCTTTTAACATACTTACCTTTATCAGGATCAAATTTAAAAGCGTTCATATAATCACGCAAATTATCAAATCCTGAGTCTTTTAATTGTTTTTTAGTTACTACCTTTTTCTTAGCCATTATTTACCCCAAAAAAATTGTTGTACTGTAAGTACAAAAGCGGCAACAGCACCTCCGGCACCCGCTGCCCACATTAAAGTTCTCCAACCGCCTTTAGCTTCTGATAACACCTTGTCTATATTATCTAAAGACTTTTTAATCTGCTCTATGTCGGATTTCATTTCGTCCATATCTTTTTGAATATGGCTAATCTCGTTAGCTTGAACAGCCACTTCGCTTTTAATATCTCCGCCAAAGATTCGTTGTATATCTTCTTTTTCCATTAGCACTTCCATCTCTTTCTAGCTTGTCGCAAACGACTATTAGGGTCTTTAGCAGCTTTTGGAAACTTCTTCATTTGACCAGCAGAACGAGCGCAGAAAGACTTGCGTCTTTTAGCATCCTTAGAGCCTTTTTTAACTTTACCCGTAACGGCTGTTTTTAACTTGGAACCGGGGTTAGCTCTGCGATAAGCAGCTACCCCTTTTTTTGTCATACCAGCCCCTGATTTAGTCTTGCGAAAATTGCCTGACTTGACAGAGGTTTTTATACCCATTCCTTTAGATTTAGAAGGCATAATCTACATTAAGAAGTGCCACCGCCAACGTAGTAAAACGTAACGCTTGTAATTTCAGCGGTACTACTATTAGCTAAGTGAATACCATTTTTAAACAAAATTCCATTATCAGGAATATTTAGGTGTTCTGCAGCACTTACTCCAGACGAAGCTATTGTGTACCTAGTTGTAGCGCCTGCACTGGTTCCATCGCTAAAAGTTAAAGTAGCTCCAGCGCTATTGCCATGAACATAGTACAAACCTTGCAATCTAGTTCTACCTGTTATAGCAGTGGCTTGAGCAGTTCCTGCGGGCAAACTATAGGCTTTTACGTCACTAGCAAAGCTCATTATAAACTCCCCTTAAATAGTGTAGAAACCACCGGCTGATACAGGTTGCATATACTCAACAGTTGCTATGGCGTCACCTAGAAGGTCTACAGTAGCTGCTGAAGCTGGAAAATATGTAGCAAACACTTGAACACCACCTGTGCCTACATTAATTGAAGCTGTACCCATAGCTGAACTTCTAATATTAGTTATAGCTGCAATACTTGAACTTCCTAAGAAAGTAGCATCTCCTGTAGAAGTTCCCATGACGACAGTTGCGCCAGCAGAAGCTCCACCTGCCTCAAAGACATTTAAAGATACATTAGTAACTTGTGCGCCCGGAGGTAGAGTTGCAACAGTTGTTGTTGCAGTAGCTCCTACAATATCCACTCTAGCGGATTGAGCCATTATTACAAATCCTGTATTTTGTACGTCTGTACCTACAGTTGTGCCTGTAGTTTCTCTAAGTGGTCCTGCTTTAATTGGACCCGAAAAGGTAGTAGTACCCATTTAATTCTCCTTGTGTATTAGCACATCATTATACTATCTCTAATAAGTCTGCTAGGTCAGTTAGTATAATTTTAACCCTAGTAATTATTTATTTCTCAAACTTTTTAACCAATTATAAGGCTTTTTTAATTGGTCAATTATAAACTTAAAAAAATCCACAATAAACTCCATAAAAGTAAAAGGGGGTTTTTATGCCCCCTTTACCGAGTAGTGCTTAAGATGCGCCGGGCGATCCAAACATTCCTAATGGATCAGAAAATCCAAAGGAGTATCTTTCACGAGCTTTATAACGCACGTTGCCTGTATCAAAGTCTCCATCCATAGATGTGTTCATTGGAGTACGGACAAAATGCTTTAAGCCGTTAGGTACATCAGTTGTTAAGAACCACGCATTTGTATCTGTTAGATAATGATTAACTGCGTAACCCTCAGGTATAGACCCATTGTTACGTAGCGCATTAAGATCATTATCAGCGGTTCCAACTCTTCCCTCAGTTTCTAACAAGCGAGTTGCTACAAACATTAATGCTGGTGGGATAATTAACTTTCTTGGTTGAGCAGCTATTAACAAACCACGCTCGTCTGTCCAAGCAGCGATTTGAATAACAGAGGCTTCAAGAGAAGTTTCATTTAAGTCAGCCGCAGTTGCAGGCTCATTTGAGTTTGTTCCACCACTTACTAATGGATGAGCTGTAGAAAATAACTCTACACCGTCACCACCAGCAAAGCTGGAGTTAAACCCATTGTTTAAAGTTGCAGCAGCTTTAACTTGCTTTGTATACGCCATGGCACGAGCAAGAGCTTTTGTGTAACGAGAGGAAAGACTATCATATAGATTATCTTCCATAGCCTCTTCAGTTACTGCAAAGCCCATAGCAATTGTTTCATGGGTGTAACGTGCAGTGAAAGCCTCTTGCGCATTATCATAAGAAACTGCAGCACCTTCAGTTTTCACTGGGGCAGCACCAAAGCCAGATAGCTTGGTTTCTTCTTCAAATGAACGCTCAGAGTTTTCTGCTTCGTAAATCTCCTTATGCTCTTCACCATACTTAGCATACTCAAGTCCAAACAAGGCGTTTAGACCCGGAAGGAGTTCTTTTAGTAGTTGCGAACGTGATATTGCCATTTAAAAATCTCCTTAAATGCCTAGATTATTCTCTGATGAGAGAACACTAAAGTTAAACTTAACAATGAACTCGGGGAAGTTGTCAGTCTCTGTACCAGCAACAACCTCAACAATTCTCATTGCTAAAGTTTCTGTTACAGCGAGTGAACCACCATTACTACCGACAACAAGGTTTACACCTGAGAGTCCAGTAGAGGTGCTTTGAGCTTCAAAGTTACCTAATGCTGCGTTTTTACCAACAGCGCCAGCAAAGCCAGAACCGTCTGTGCCACTATTAAATGTTCCTAGTGCAGCGCTACCTTGAATCTGATATAGCTGTCTTGGATCATCATTGACTCTAACAAATATGTCTGTAAAGCCAGCAGTAGTAGCATTAGCTGGTAAATGCTGTGCAAATTGTTGAACACCACTAGCATCAACATATCTACATCCAACACACACTCCCATAATACCAGCAGTAGCGTTAGTAGATGTAGCTTGAAAGTCAACCGCTACAGGTGTAGCAGTACGAGCAACAGGCAATCCAGCAGTTGTTATAGCGATAACATCACCAAAAAACATTCCAGCCGTATTAT